TAATAATTCCCAGTTGTGCCAGAACCCCCTAATTCGTAGGTAATATCACTACCTAATTGTCTTATACTTCCATCACTTAACTCATCATAATCTCCACCTTTATATATGTACACCCTAGTACCTATTGTAGATAATGGTCCTGATATGTAGTATGTGCTAAGTTCAGTAGAACAAGATGCTACTCTACTATCATTATATCTTCCATTAATAGCTGTTAACGGAGGGATTGTAGTAGTCGTAGTAGTCGTACTTGTTGTTGTAGTAGTCGTGCTTGTTGTCGTTGTCGTAGTAGTTGTGCTTGTAGTAGTAGTTGTCGTAGTATCAGCGCAATCAGAACAATTATCATAAGTAAATAAAATATAAGTATAACTACCTTTAGCTAAAACAGCAGCATCCCAAGTAGGTGTACTAGGAGACACCTCTGTAATTGTGTAACATATATCATTGTCATCTTTAACTACATCACTAACAGATAATAATGTTGCCGAAGCGTACTCTAGAGGAAACCCAGTTCCACCTGTACACTTAGACGCTATATATCTAGTAAACGCAGCTGTTGTCGTGGTAGTGGTAGTTGTTACTCCTGCGCAATCAACAACATCTAATACTTGTCCAGTAGAAGCTATTCTAATAGCATAATCTCCAGAGTTAGGCATATAATACCAACTACTTGCACCATTGAATGGTATTGTACAAGATGCGTCTGTAGATATGAAGTCATTTACTATAGGTTTAGCGTTAACACCACTATGGTAATATGTAGTATAAACTCCTGGATCATTCGTACAAGCTAAGAAAGAAGTAGCTCTAGCTATATCTCCCATATCATACCCCGTACAAGTTGGGGCTAATGTTGTAGTTGTCGTAGTAGTCGTAGTGGTTATACTTAAACAAGTATCACAATCTGCATATATAACCACAGGATTTTCAATTGAAACATATGGGTAACTAGCCGTAGTAGTACCTGTTATCGTCCAACAGTTATTGTCTGTTGTTTTTACTATATCTGTAGCTATAATTGTAGCTAATGTAGAATCATAAAGTACAGCTGTAACTGAACTATCAGAACACAACTCAGCTGTGTACCAATTTCCTGATGCTGGCAAAGTTGTAGTGGTTGTAGTGGTTGTAGTAGTTGTAGTAGTTGTAGTTACTGCAGGACACTCATTCTTAGCGCAAACTTCTCCATTCTCGCAAATTTTAATGCTATATGTCGAATGATCTATATTATACCATACATTACCTCCCATTAAAGATTCAGCACCTAAAGAATCTATGTACACATAATCACCAACTTCAGGAACTCTACCATTACCTGAATGGTATAATAAACTATATACTGGAGTTATCACACAAGCAGCATCACCTGTATCGCTTATATTTTCAACATCTATAGCGAATGGTGTTAATGTTGCGCTAGATATAAAGTTTATATCTATCACTTTTGGTATACTTTCACCTACGCAGTTAGTAGCCTTAATCTCAAATGAATAAGAACAAGATGCGTCAACTTGACCATATAGTAATCCCTCTGTGTCATCAAAGAACAAGCCTCTAGGTAAAACATCATCATAGCAAGTGCCTAATGAATCATAACTACCATCACCTAATGATAATGTAGGATTAACGCTAGAACAAACTGTCAAGTCTTGACCTATTGCTACGGTGGTATCTAAAGAGTTTCCTTTACAGTCTATATAGCTGAATATACTACCTTTAGTTCCACCACTTAATACGTACTTATTACAGTTAGATGTTACGGACCAAGATGTAGGATTACCAGAAGATTGAAGCTTATAGTTCAATACATTACCTGTGACAAAAGTTATATCTGTCTGACTGATAAATGGAACAGATGCTTCTTGACAATCTACATATCCATCAGCGTAAATAACTCCATTTGAATCAATAGTCACATATTCTCCACCTGATACAGGAGGGGAAGCTTGAACAACAGTACTTATGAGATGCAAAGAGTTAGCTCCATCAAAAGATATTAATCCTTCAGAGTCTGTATATATTATATCTCCAATCACAGGTAAAGGATTTACACCATCGTGATAGTATTGAGTATCAGCAAATTGTGTATTTATATCTGATACTGTCCCGTTATCTGTATCAATATAGAAGCTAGTTAAAGCTGGATCTGCTTTAGTAAGTATATAAGAAACAGATGCTAAAGGAGAATAAACTTCTAATTTAGCTTCGTTCTTTTCTGATAAATATTTCTTAAAATCTACACTTCCAACACCATTATTTACTAAACCATCTAATGGCAGCTCTAATGCTATCTCGGAATCATCTATACCTAAAGCGATAAGTGCGTCATAGTTAGCTACAGAATTTAACCCTACATATCCAGTGTCAGAAACTTGAGTATCATTCCATCTCAAAACAAACCTACTAGGAGAGCCTATATTATTGTAAGATAAGCTAGATCTTCCTACATCTGTTCCGAAATCAATATCTATATATTTAGTTGCAGCATCTCCAGAATAAGATATTATGTTTCCAATAAATCTATCTGTATAATCCCATATTAAGTATAGGTATGGTAGACCATTTGGATTACTATAAGTAAAAGAGCCTTCATACTTATTATCACCATTAAGATATACAGGTATTTCAGTAGCTAATGATAATATTGTTAGCTTATCAGATTCAGTATATAACACATCACTAACTAAATAATATATCTTATTACTTAATGATGGTTGGAATATTTTAGTGTTATCTGTAGCTGTAATAACACCTGTTTTTACAGTTACCGTATCTCCATCTGAAGGTATGTAATCTACACCTCCAACCCCTGATATAGAGTCAAATAGAGATATTCCGTTATCAGTTAACTTTATATTATTAAGTGAATATTCATCACTTCCTGTATGCGAGAAACTTTGATTTACTTTCATTTATTCGTATATTCCTTTTTCATTAGTTCCTACTGTATTATTCACAAATACAACATTCACCACTTCTGTTCTATTACCTGTCCCTTGTGTTAGTGTAAAGGTAGCTGTTTTATCAATACAATAAGTCACTACATATCTTAAAGTTCTTATAGCACCTGTATTATTTGTAGCTATATCTGCAGATATTACTCTATTTCCTGTTCCACTTAATGCTGTACTATTAGACACCCAGTTTGTTCCAAAACCATCATCTTCTATAGATATAGTCCAATTTTGAGAAGTCTGAATTTCAAATAATATTCTTCTTTCTCCATCTTTCCATACACTTCGTTTGTTTGTACTAAGGTCTAATTCACAAGGCACTACACTGTATTCATTATTAGATAGAACATACATTTTTAAATGCGGGTCATACCCTCCAGGTTTTTGAGTGTTAGGACTATCTCTCATTAAATCTCTAAAGTAATCATTCATTCCATACCTAGATATAACTTCTAAAGAGTCGCCTTCAATTCTAACTACAGCCCCACGCCTTGCATCAGTAAAGAATAATTCATTACCCCAAGAAGCAAAACTTTCTGGGTTATTACTTATACCATATTCATAAGGATAAGATATTTGATTACCTAATACTTCAGGTATAGAAGCGACTTGACCTCCTCCTACAGCATCAAATAATAAATTCTTTCCGTACAATAATTTAGATATTTTATCTTGCTGTAATACAAGCAAGTCATTATCTCTAGCGTGTAATCTTTGTATAGATCCGAAATCCATATCTAAATATTTAAAGTTCGCTAAAGACAAATTAAATTCATTCAATCTATCTACTCCTGTGTTTTCACCATATATACCACTGTAGCATATAGCATTATAACTATGTCTTTCTTTATAGTCATCAACAAACGAGTTCACTCTCATACTGTACTCTAGCGTAGCCTCATTCCAATCATCAAGTATTCTGTAAGACTCTAGTCCTGTACCGAAAGCCCAAGCGTTATAATCAGTATTTCTTGTCCCTGGGTTATTTAACTTAACAACTAATGGAGATGTAGAGTAATTTGATTGGTCTGTATCTGTTTGAGAATAAGATATTCCACCCCCTATTACTGGTCCAGAACCTGGGAATGCCAAGTCAACAATAACGTTGTAAGCATCAGGTATAGATGTTATAATGTATTGACCTGAAGGGAAATAAGTATCATCACTTGAATTAACATAAACACTTTCGCCTACAGAAAATTTATGGGGAACACTACTAGATGTAGGTGTTGCACCAGGAGAAGCTTGACCTAAATTAGTTAACCAACCTTCAGATACTGTATAATCTTCGTAAGACCACAATACCTTATGGTAACCCCCTTCAATTCTGTAAGTAGTTGATAATTCGTGGAATATATCATTATCTATAGACCTACCTTCTGTTTCAAATATTATAGAATTGTCCGATTGAGTTAAAGTAAAAGCAACTACTATTTCTGGCATTGTATTACCAGAATAACTTGTATTTATTGGAATACTAGAAGATATTACCATATTTAATGGCATATTGCTAGTTAAATAATTACTAGGTTGCTGTGTTATAAAGTCATTAGATACGTTTGCATTTGTACCAAAAGCATTGCCTTTCCATCCTCTAGCAAAAGTAACAGCTCTACCTCTTAAGTTACTTCCACCACTACTCATTAATGTAAACTGATTGAAAGCTCCTGACTCATACCACCATTCTTCTATGTTAATATAGTCAGATGGAGAAGGAGGAAAAGTCTGTAAAGATGTGTTTACGTATGTGTTAAACTTATCAGTATTTATTTTTAACGTTATTACGGCACCTCTTTTAATTTGTACGTTCTTCTCTGTAGCATCTAAGCTTATTACAGCTGAGTTTTGACCAGGACTCCAAACTACAGAAGGAGAGTTTGCTCTATGGTTTATTACATATCTATCTCCAGGAACTAAAGATGAAGAGTTGAACTTGAAATTAAAATATATACCTGCAAGTACTACAAAAGTACCCTGAACTATAGTGCCTGAATGAATTAAAGAACCTAATGTAGATAAATCAGTTTGAGTATTTTTAGCGTAAACTTTATATGTAGTAGGTGAATCTATCTGTATAGTAACCCTTTGGTCTGTAGGAGCGTTAGGTCCTTGAGGTTGAAGAGTTATAGCGTTAGGATTTCCATCACCATAATGAATAGGTAGTTCTACATAGCTTCTTCCGTACCCATTACTAGAACTTCCACTAAATACAGGTCTTCTAATCCTGCTTGTAATGCCTTTATTTACGCTACCAGCGCCTTTACCTGTATCACCTATCTGTTGTACCTGACCTCCATCTATATCAGATATATTATCTGCCTTAATTTTAAAATATAACCCTTCTAATTCGTTATTTCCTAAAAATCCAGCTGTTTTCTGCTCGAACTCTAATACTTTATATTTCTTGTTATTGAATGTAGGATTAGAAGCATCTGCTTTTAGTATGACATATTCGCCAACCTTAAATTTATCTAAATCAGAATCATTTATCTTAAAATACCTATATAGTCCATCTGAGTAAAAAACTATAGGAAATATATTATAATATTCACCTTTGTTTTGTTTTATTAAGAATCTAAAGTTTGTAGCCCAAGAAGGCGGCTCGTTCTTAACTTTAACTAATAAACTATTACCTGTAGATGAGTAAATAGGTGGTATGTACACTGTATTATTAGGAGATGTCAAAACAGTAGACGACCTTCCGTATCTATCTAAATACTCTATGCCAATCTCATAATCTCTGTCAGACCTAAATGTCTGTACAGGTGTATCTATAGATGTTGCTTGAGTAGAGCCTAATTCAAGAGATATGTCAATCTTTATGTCGTCATTATCAACTCCTTTAATATCAAAGAATTGTGTGTAATTACCATACATCAATCTATTTCCAACAAAGTCCTGAGCTTTAGCTAATAATGGTACGTTATCAAAAAGTCTTGTTATTTGGTCTGATGTTATTACAGAGTAATTTTTATTATTCTTAAATATGAATGACTGAGTAGTGAAATCTGAGTATCCATACTTCTCCTTGTTTAAGTTCTCTATTATTGATACATTTAGATTTCTAACATCTCTAAATAATAACTGTATATCAGTTACATTCTTACCCCCTGTTTCAAAATGTATTTCAGCTTGATTATAGATATTACTCATAGCTGTATTATTACCTTTCTCATAGTCGAAACCGAATGAACTAGGTCCAAAAGCTACAGCTGAAAATGGAGACATAGCACTATACTGACCATCAATATATTTATACCTATAAGAAAAGTATATAAACTTTTCATCCATATTATTAGAATCATCTACTGAATCACTAGATAATACAATTTTAGGTGAATTTAATGGAGGCGCTAATATTACGTTTATATCATCATCAATTCTACTGTCGTTGATAGAGTACGATCTAGCTCTAGATATATTTATTTTTCTTGGAGGATTATAGTTGTCTGTCCAATATAGAAATCCATTTACGTAATTCACACCTGTTATTAAAAACTCTTGGCTAAAATTAAGTTTAGATGGAGTAGTAGGTGTAGCCTTAGACGCTTGTAATATTCTTGATGTAACGTTAGTAAGTTGGTTATACTCATATATACCATCGAATTTATCTGATGCTACAAACCAATATATCAAATTAAGTGCTTCTTGTTTAACAGCACCTATACATCTAGCGTTAGAAGTGCTAGGTATACTTCCAACACCTCTGTTGCCTAATACGTTTTGAGCAGAACCTACATTAGAATCTTCAGAATTACTAACTGTTATGTTTAAAGCATCTCTATACTCACCATTTGGAATCAACCTCTCATCAAGGTCTTTATTCATTTTTCCAGCTATAAAGCTATTCTGTAATTCAGCCATTCTTATTTAATTATTTTACCTTGACCTCTAAGACTCATTAACAATCTTGAAGGATGAATACCTTTTAATCTAATTTTAGCGTTCCTAAGCTCTGCTTCTTTCTCTTTCTTAGCTAATTGTCTTTCGTATTGATTAACGTTTGCTTTAGTGTTTAAAATAGCAAATCTAAGGTATCTGTACACAAACTCCTCTGCAAACTTATGTACAACAACATCAGCTTCGTTTCCATTAGCCATACCATCAGATACATACTCTAAAACTACTAATTGATTACTGATACCTGAACTGAAATCAATAACTCCATTTTGTATTCTGAAAGTAGGGTTTGAATTTGCTTCAGACGGATCTAATCCATATCTAGCACCAACTTGATAACCGAAATACCAGTTGTCGTCAACGCACCAACCTAACTGCCCATTATATATCCCTGTGCCTGTGTAAACAGTTTGGTTTACCCTATCAAAATCTAACCTTGACTGACCTACCAATATCTGCCCATCAGAATCAAACATTACGTCATTATTATTATCCTGAAGATATCCCTGAGCAGAGTTAGCTCTTCTGTTTTCAGTAAGAGGTCTTAATACACCATTGATATAAAGTGAGATACGTATGTAATCAACATAATCAGGTGGTAATATAAATTTAAGATCATCACCGACAAATAATTCAACAGTCTTATTGTTACGCATTGCATCATAACTAAGACCTTTAATCGCTTGTTTAGCATGGAATAAGACCTCATGTCTTTTTACGTTGTTCAATTGTTTGTCGTTACCAACATACATTAGCAAGAAGTTATTCATTATCTCATCCAATGAAACATATTGATAAGACCCCCAATTAGCGTCTGTTGGCGTAACACCACCATTGGTATAATATTGATATGGAGTTATGTATCCCATTTATTATTTCTTTTCTTCGTTATTTTGTAATTCTTCTTGTTTAGCCATAGCTACAACTTCAGCTTCTCTAATAGAAACACCTGCATATTGTAATATCTTTATAATAAGATTTGTCTCATCATTCTCAGGTAATTCAAAATCCTGATAATCTGAAGCAGACTGATTAAACACAGGATCACCTCCTATAGATACATATGTCCATTTAGGTGTTTTAGGATATCTAATATATTCAACTATGCAGTTATTTACTATACTTGTCGGATAAACCTTTACGCCTTGATTATCAATAGTGTATACTGGATAAAGAACAGATGGAGCAACAAGGCTATTAGTCATGTTAATCATTCTATGTCTATCTACCTTCTCTACCTCAACAGTATCATTGTAAATTACTCTATCAATCTTATATGCTGTATACTCATTAGGAAACAATGGGTCTTCTCCTGGTCTGTAGAACTTCAATGTTGTACCGTTATAGTGAAGCACTGTACTTTCTACAAAGCTATCTATTACTTCAGCTATTCTAGCAGGTATATCAGAATAACCTGATCCATGAGAAACAACTGTATAGATTCTACCATTGTTCTGACTATTTATAGCTTTACTGTAATCATAAAAATACTTTTCGAATATTTCCAACTGTGCCTGTGTAGCAAATTGGTTAAATTCTTCTGGAGTTATATA